GATCGATGTATTGGTGGTCTTTTAAAGAATCCTCATGCTTTTTTACTTCGTCTTCAAACCTATATTGAAGCTCCTTCTTACGCTTTGCGGCCTGATCCTTTGAAATAAAACGGTGCTCGTAGCTCCAGTAAATATTTTGCAGACCGAAATACGCGGTTGTTTCATGTAGTTTTGCGAAGCGGGGAAGGGGATCATTGCGAAAAGCCATAAGAGATAATTCATCGAATGTCATATCGCACCTCAGAACGGCAAGTCCAGCAGACCAGATTCAATCATTTCCTTTTCAGACTGCCAGCTGTAATTTTTGCCGTTAGACCGAACGCTGGTAATCCGTTTGGATTTATTGCTGTAAAACAGCTTGATCTGATTTTCACCCATTGCCAGCCTGCCGGTAAGCCTATTTTTCGTAATAGCGAGCTTACTGTCACAGGCTTCGTCTTCGCTTCTGGAATATGACATCACTACATCAACCCGGTTTGTAATATCCCCGCTGCCGGCAACATCGTCATTAGCAAAATTTCCGTCTTTCATTTTTCTGGGGTGTGCCACTAAAAGAACCACAATATTGTGGCGGTATGCCAGCAGCTTTAATTCTCTCAAAAACTTTGACTGCGCTCGGTAGAGGTCGTCTCTCATATCCACATCAAGGGCGGTCATTAAATTATCAATACACACAAACCGGATTCCATACCGGCATACCGCTTTTTCTATGGTGACAAGCAGAGATTCTAATTCTTCGCTTTCGATCACCGCTGAATTATCATAAAGATAAGCTTTTCCGCGATACCAACTGTTAAGCTTGTCGATCACTTCATTGGTTAACAGGTAGGTTTCTTCTCCGAATTGATCTTTGTTTGATACAATGTTGTCCGGCCCTGCCGCCTGAAAATCCAGCCAGCGCTTAAAGTGATAATCCGTCAGCTCACCGCTGTACGCGAAGGTTTTGTATCCCTGTTCCAAAGCTTCCACAATCAGCTGGCTCATAAATGTGCTTTTCCCTTCGCCGCGTTTTCCGGTCAGCAGAATTACCTGTCCAAAATAGAAACCTCCAATAATACGGTCGATTTCATTAATTCCGGTGAAAATCCGCTCCATGCTGTAAATGTCTACCGCCTGAACGTCCGCCAGTTCTTTGACCCGGTTTACAGGCTTCAGCTTCGCGTTATGTACGGCGGAAACTACAGCCTCTTTTCCATAGCGCCTTAAAATGTCGTTGGCGTCCTTTTCTCCGAAATAATCCTCCGGCTGGGTAACCCTTACCGGCATCGGAAGCCTTTTGGAAAGCTCGTCCGCTACGGTAATTTTTCCGTTTTCGCAGTCTCCGAAAACAACAACCTCTTTAAATTTCAAAATCCAGTCCCAGCAGTTTTCCAGCCAGGTGAATCCAAGCGCTCCCGTGGGCACAGAAACCGCGTTTTTGATCCCGCAGTCAGCCAGCGTTAAACTGTCGATTTGTCCCTCTGTGATAACCAGTGTCCCAAAATCAACGCACTGCTTCATTCCGAACAGAATCGGCATGGTGTCCTTTTCGCACCATTCCTTGTTTTTATCCCTGAATTTATCAAAATCCGTCTTACGGTATTTCACGAACCGGAGCACGCCGTCCTGATCGTAAAAAGGGAAAGCCAGAACATTCGGCATATCCTTTCGGGTAGTGATCTGATACCGTTCCGCGGTTTCCCGGCTGATCCCTCTGGATTCCAGATAAATGACAGCTGGATCGCGCACCTGGATTTCTTTTTGGGGAAGCGCCCTGTAAACCGTTTTGCTTTTCCCGGACGCTTGAAAATCCAAAGGGTAAGAAAACTCTCTGGCCATCTGTACGAAATGGCCTTGTCTTCCGCAGGAAGCCCGGAAGCATTTAAACATTCCGGTTTTCAGGTTGATGCTGAAGGTGTTACGGTCATGGCCGTCCCCGCCGCAGAAAGGGCAGTATTTAAAAAACAGCTCTTCTCCCTTTTCATGTGTTTCGGCGTTTAACCTCCGAGCCAAACCAAGGATATCCTCCCGCTTTAATTCATAAGGCATTTTCTCACTCCCTCAGTCTGGCCTTTAACGCTTCCAGCTCTTCCTGCGTTTCAATTCCCGGAGGGAATACCTCCTGCGGCGCAGCCGCCTTCTTTTCTTCTTTTATATTCTTTATATTCTTATTATTCTTATACTGCTGCCGGTCGCCTGCCGGTTGCCTGCCGGTCGCCTGCCGGTTGCCTGCCGACAGGCTGCCGTTTAGACTGCCGTTCGATTGGTACCGCTCATAATTAACAACAGTAATCATGCGGATTTTTGAATCGTGCCAGTCTGCCAGTTCGCCTGTCGATTTTAAGTGATCCAGTGCGGTTCTCACATTTTTTATTGATAACCCTAATTCGGACGACAAACTAGGAAGGGAAGTAATAAACTGCCCGCGTTGGTATTGGTACCCATGCCATTTTCCAGGCTTCCAATTTGCTTTTAATAAGCAGTGAATGAAAACATCTCTAGTGCATGGATCTGAATACCATTGCCAATTCAGGATTTTTCGGTTGAGCTTGATAAACTCGCGGTCACTGTAATCAAATCCGGTTTCCTTGCTCATCGAACATTTTCACCACATCTCTTCGAAAACTTTTTCCCCACTTTTGATAGGCGATAATTTCTCCGTTTTTATATACCGCGTGATCGTAAATAGAAATACCGTGGGCAAATAACCATTCGTCAGCATCAATTAATCTATGCTTTAAAGCGCAATCATAGCAGTAATTATTTTCGCCGTCTGAAATATATGGGTTCCCTTCATGGTTTCCCAAAGGTTCCCCGCAGTCGTCACAAAGATATTCAATAACCTTATGTTCAACACACTTCATCAGTTTGGATTCCTCCTTTACTTTCTAAAACCTCTTTTAATTCCCGGTAAAGGATTTCATGGATTAAAACTCCCGTCGTTTCCGATTTACAGAATATGAGCTGACAGCGGTACCGGGCGAGCCATGCCGTCATGCTGGCGATAAACGATTTTGGGTTCATTTTGCTGCGGTATTTTCCCGCGAGCGCGTTTTCCCAGGAGGCGTTTTCGATTAACAGGTAGACGGCGGCTCCTGCTTTTCTGGCCCGCTCAAACTCTCTGGTAAAGCGCTGCCTTCCTCTGCAAAAGCAGGCGCACAGCTCGTCAAAGCTCATTTTCCGTTCGACTGCTACCTTTGGGGAAAGGTCAAGCCATTCCCCGTCAGGCAGTCTGCATTTTGCGGAATAGTCACCAAAATCCAGCTTTTGGCGTTCCCAGGGGCAGTTCATAAGCTCCAGCCTTCGGCGCAGGGAAGGGGTATCCTGCTCCCTGGTATCCACCAGGATCACCATGCTGTCCAGGGAACGTTTCACATCAAAATGGTCCATAGGCTAAAACGGGAGGTCTTCCAGATAAGAATCGATTCCGGCGTTGGTGCTTATGGCTTCAGAGTCAGATGTTTTTTTATTCAAGGGCTTGTCCTTTGGAATTTCAAACTTTCCGTTTTTGATATCGGAGACAGGCACAAGTTTAAAGGGCTTTGTGTTCCAGCCTGTTCTCCCGTTGTATTCCCATTCCTCGTTCCGGATCAGGCAGCCGACAAGCTTTCCTTTTAACCCGGCTTCGTTCCAATCCCAGTGATAGCCCTGATTGCTGTCCTCAACCGCGTTGGTTGCGGCCTTCAGCTTGGATTTGGTCCATTCGTCCATATCGCTGCCGTCGTCCTTGGGAACATAAAGGCGCAAGACCCCGCGCCATTTTTTATCTTCCTGATTCTGTCCCCGGTAATCCGTAGCGTAAAAATCCTTGAATTCACCTTCCGCAACGTCGATACTAATCTCAAGGCGCTCAAAAGTTCCTTTTGTTCCATTGTAGGTTTTGATTTCACCGTTCATGATCCTACAGACATACCCGCCCTTTGGAAGCTGCTGGCGGTCCGACGCTGCTTTTACCTGGTCCCAATTGTTTACTGGCTTCATTGTTATGTACCTCCTAAAATATGTTTAATTTTCTTTTTAGCTCATTCATTCTGGCTCTGCAATCTTTAGCGTTTTTATACCGCTCGGTAAAAGAGAGGGTATTTCCATTTTTATCTACCGTATCAATCCGAATTTCGTTCCGAAACGGCAGCGCCAAATACACCTTTTTAATATATTTGGCGTTTATAAATTCTTCCCCGGTTTCCCTCCGGCCGGGGACGGAATGATCCGGGCGGAAATCAATAAACCGTGCCATATCAAATCCCCCAGTATTCCCGGATTTTTTGATCGACTGTCTTCAGATCGTTATCAATTTCCCGGTCAAACATGCCGATAGGGCTTTTTACCGTATCGTTTCCGTTGGTTTGAGTTCGGAAATAATAGCGTCCATTGTCAAACTCAGCCATGAGAACGATTGAAAACAATCCCTCAACGGTCAACTGATCGTCCAGCATTTTACCGATGGTTTTGGCTTTTATTCCATAGTCAGTTTTTTGGACATGGTGTAGGAAATACACCACGGTATCGTCCGGCAGTCCTTCTGTAACGGTTTTGATTAAAGAGTAGAAGTGCAGGGCCATATCCGTAAATTTTTGATATCCGTTTTCCTTTGCCTTTGCGAACGATTCAAACGCCAAAAGATATTGGCTGTCGTCCACCACATACCGTTTGTATTTTTGGGCCTTGAATTCTTCAAAGATAGCCCGGTATCCTGATTTGTCCAGGCAATCCAGTTTTTCCCGGAACGGCAGCGGTTTGTTTGCCACGTTAAAAATCAGAATTTCTCCGGGCTTGAAATTCCTAAGCGACGCGGATTTTCCGGAGCCGGATTCCCCTAAAATTAACACGGGAATTCCCAACGCTATTCCTCCTTTTCCAATTTTCTGACCGGGCACTTCCACCCAATAGAATCTCTAGGGCTGGACATTTCCTCATGAGTAAGGTCACATTCAAAATGCCGTTTCATGTTCATAAAACTATGATTACACCACTCGCAGCACTCCAGGCCGTTTATAAATCTGATCTCTATGGGGACAGTGTATCGGGTGAATTCAACTATTTCTTTGGTAGGCATAATATACCTCCTTCAGCCACTCCTGGGCTTCGTATTCCGGGCTTTTATCTGTTTCCGGTTCCTCGTTATCGGTATCGTACAGGTACTCAAATTCCGCCCGGAACAGGCCGCTGTCATTGCTTCTGCTCATTTTCTAACTCCTTATATTTGTTAAAGAAGTACAAGCTTTCTTTTTCCGCAAGGTCAAGAGCCTTTTCGAGTTCAGCAACCTTTTTTGAAAGATATACGATTAACTCTTTATCGTCCATTTGACAAACCTCCTGTTTTGGTTTAATATATAGATAGGATATTTTTGCTTGCCGCTCTTCGTGATGCCAGTCGCGAGGGCGGCTTTTCTTTTTATTAACTGGCATTATATCTTACTCCATTCTTTAAGTAGCCTTGATAAATAGCTAAAAACAATTTGAATAAAGCGACAAATTCTTTTGCGGATTCTTCCGAAGTAATGTATCTGGAAGGAGTTTTTCTATCTTTTCCAAATAAATTGTGCCGTTCACAATAAGCGTCCTTTGCGGCGTTTTTGCAAAGTAACCGGCCTGAATAATTTTGATTTTCCTGTTTAACCCGCTCGAAAAATTCATCGCATTCCTGATCCGCTATTTTATAGAAAGTAGTGTTAATGATTTTTGGCTTTCGGCTTTTCAATTCCTCAATTTCCTGCCGCAATATTGCAATTTCCTTTTCGTAATCCACGTTTTTGCTCCTTTCTGCTTGTCCTTTTTTTGCCTTTGTGTTATCCTTTCCTTAGAAAAGCTTTTCCACTGTGCTTTTCAATACTTTGGCTATCAGTTTAGCGGTTTGAACGTTTGGCTGACGTTTCCCCGCTTCATAACTCTGATAGGCGCGTTCTGAAACGCCGGCCTTTTTTGCAACTTCTACTTGCGTAAGGCCTATTTTGTTGTGTCTTTCTATCAATTTTATATTTTTCATCACCCGCTCGCTTTCTAGATTGAACACGCATATTTGTACGTGTTATGCTTTTATAATAACACGATTGTTTGTGCGTGTCAATCCCCAGTTTTTTAAGGAGGATATGACATGAACGATTTTGCAAAAAGACTTAGGATTATTCGTAAGAAAAAAGGGCTAACACAAAAGCAGCTTGCTGTTGAAGTTGGAGCAAGCGAAAGAGGAATACAAAGCTATGAAATCGGCGAGAGAAACCCAGCATTTGATCAACTCATTGCCCTTGCTGACTACTTCGACGTATCCATCGACTATTTAGTAGGCCGGACGGATAAGCCGGCCGTAAATAAGTAGGTGATTGCAATGAAAAAGAAAATATCAATTTTCAAGCGCCCTATAATTGGCACTATACTAATTGGACTGATAGGTGCATTTTTATGGGATTTTATTTTTTCACCTATATTTAATTGGTTAATGAATAAGATTTTTATAATGGAAAATGCGCTTAGTGATATGTTTTATAAAGGTATTGCTCAAGGGACACATGAAAATACTAGTACTATATTATTCTCTTTGATCTTCTTCTCCATAGTCTCTTTTGTTATTATTAAAGCAGTCGACTTAAAATTCGAGGAGTACGATTTAATTCAAGAAATGTATGAATATCTCCCAGAAGAAAATCCAGAACGGAAAAATATAAAATTTAAAATTTTTTCTAAAGGTATAGTTCTAATGTTATGCGGTTTAATATTACTAAGCGGCATCTATTATTATGAAATGTTAGCAACAAGTACAACTAAGAAAACTTTAAACAATATAGAAATTGTTTCTGCCTACATACCACATAAAAGTTATACAATGTTGAAATCTAAATTCTATACCATACAGTCAAAAAAGGATTACGACTTATTAGTAGAAGATATGGAATTTATTGCTGAAAATAACAACGTAGAATTGCAATGATAAATTTACCAAGTTCCCAACCTATAATAGTTGCTATAAGCGGCAACAGATTTTTTATAAAAGTTATAATTTTAACTCTAATATTCATTCTGATTTCCTCAAATTATTTTTTAGGCCGTTTTGTGAATATTACAGGGCAGAGCGGCTTTCTTTATACCTTGCGTATCTTCCCTTGTTTTTCAGGGCTTGTCTCAGCTTCCGATTTCGGTACCGCTCGCCGATATATGCCGCTGTGAATACGGCGCTCCATACCGCCAGAACGATAAACGCCACCGTCATTTCTGGGCTCATGTGCTTGTCCTCCTTTATGGTTTTACGCCTCTTTAAGAGATTTACGCCATGCAATGCACCGACCCATTTTTGCGCCGTCGGATTTTCTCTGAAAATATGGGTTATGGTAAAATCCGCTTTTGTCATAGGTATAAATCGCATAGCAAATACAAGGCTGGCCGTCCATATCCTCATAGAGAAGTTCAATCTCCTCATCAAAAAACTCACATGGCATTTTTGCACCTATCCAAATGATGTTCCAGCCGTCCCGATCCACTATTTTCCGAACTCTTTCTATGTCGTCTGCGTTCATGTGCTTGTCCTCCTTTCAGAATTAAATAAGCAGATTGATGATCCAGCTGACTAAAAAAGAGACAGCGAAAACTAAAACCAGTAATACGATATCTTTCTTATTTACTGTCAAACTGGCTTGTCCTCCTTTTGGCCTCCTGCGGGGGTTAGCCGCAGAACTAATTATCAAATTCTAAGGTCTTTGCGTGTTCATCAAAGTCCGTCCAATCGAGCGTAACTTTTGTTGGATATCCATTGATACGTGTGTATATCTTACAGAGCACTTGCCTAAAGTTTTCGCGATTCCGCGCTACCTCCTCCGGGGTGCCGTGCCTTCTATGTATAATAACCGTTGGCTCCCCGATGTACTTCCCTTTCTCGTTTACCATTTTCATCACCTCGATTCTATGTATATGATTAATTTTGTTTGTCCGTTGCACGTCCAAAAACATTCAGCTTATAAGTTTATTCAATTGCTGTAAGATCAGTAAACATCGATTCAACCAATCAATAGTAAAGCTAGCGAAGTTATTGAATCTGACAGACAACAATAAAACAGTGACTGTAAGAGTGTTGATCAAAATGCATAATATAAAAGTCAAGAATTCTAAATGCTCGATTTGCTCCTGTTGTGGCCCAATAGGAGTTTTTCTTTTACTTGTCCTCAATCCTTCACCCCGCTTCTTTTTTCTTTAGCTTTTTATCCGGCGGACTAGGCACGCTATGTCCTGCCATAATCCCTTGAATATATCCCAACGCCAGAGCTCGGTGAAGATCATCAATGCTTTTAAATGCGCTTATAACTTCCTCGATGGTTTCTAAGGTGGCTAAGGAATTTTGTTTGTTGAGTTCGTGCATTTTTGCTCACCTCCTTGAGTTTCTAAACTCATTATATAGCGCTTTTTAGAGTTTGTCAACCCTTTTTAAGAAAATGTTTGAGTTGACAAACGCAGTCATAAAGATTATAATATAATTAAATGGAGGTGAATATCTTGGATTCAAGTATTGGTTTGCGTATACGAGAAGTAAGAAATAGATTCGGGTTGTCACAAACGGAATTTGGGAAACGTTTGGACGTATCAAGAGATGTGATTAATAATTTAGAATTATCACGTTTAAAAAAGGATCCAGGTGCGTTATTACGATTAATCTGCAAGACATATAATGTTAACTACGGTTGGCTAATGAACGGTGAAGGAGAAATGATCGCGCCAGACGCATCTCAGGACCTCACAATAAAAATTGCTAAATTACTTGAGGGAGAAAATGAAACTGCAAAAAAAGTCTTCCAAGCCTTCGCCGCATTTAGCGAGGAAGACTGGAAGACCGTAAAAAAATTTATTGATAGTTTAAAATAGGTTTTACTTTAGGAAGAGGATTCTAACAAAATCCAATATTTTTATTAATGTTGCTTTATCTTCAATTGAATTTACAATTGTGATAATCTCAGTTTTATAGTTTTTGCACTTGTCTTTCTGTTCCTTCATTGCTAGTCTCCTCCCCTACATTCTATTTTAGTTAATTA